GAAATATATCAGAGCCGTAGTAACGGTAGCGGGCAATACCTGTGATTTTGGCGTTGTGGTGGTTCGCAACCTCCCGACGAGCATGGAAGATGCCGTCCTGTCAGGTTTTATCACGGCCGCTCGTGAATATTGCGAAGGCTATCAGCACCGTGCATATATAACGCAAACATGGGACCTCTGGCTGGATGATTTTCCCGATTCACCGTTTTATCTTCCGCTCCCTCCACTACAATCCATTACATACATCCAGTATTATGATACGGCGGGAGCAATGCTGCCCGTCACCCCGGCAGACATAGAAACAGATATATCAAGCCATAGAGGTCGTGGGGGACTCGGCCATGGTAAAAGTTGGCCCACGATAACACTCCGACCGATGAAAAGTGTCGCTATACAGTTTGTAGCTGGATACGGGGCAGTATCGACGACTGTCCCGGCGACGATACGAACAGCAATCAAGATGTTAGCCGGGGATATGTACGAGAATCGAGAGGCATCGGATATCAAGAGGCATGAAGAGGTCATGTTCGGGGTACATGCGCTACTTGGATTAGAGAGGATAACACTGACATGAGAGCCGGGGCACTAAAATATTACATCACATTTGAACGACCCCATAAACGCACGACGAATGCACGGGGGGGCAACGTCAAGAATTGGGAAACTCATGCGAGCATGTGGGCCTCGATGGAGCCGTTATCGGCACGCGAATATTTCGAGACTTTCCAGATGGAAGCAGAGGTCTCAACAAGATTTATCGTGCGGTATCGAACCGATTTGAATACGCATATGAGAATACGGTACGGGACACGGTATTTCAAGATCGTCGGGCGGCTCAATGCACAGGCAGCGAATAGATATCTGGAAATTATGGCATTAGAAACAGAGGATTTTGAGTAATGGTATCAGTAAGTATCAACTTTGCGAACAATAAAGAGGTCATGAAGCGGATCGATTCCCTGGGGAAATATCTACGCAAGGCCATGCGTGAGGCTCTTGTGCCTTCGGCAAAGGCCGTCAAGAAGGAAGCGATACCCAACGTCCGAACACGAACAGGAAAAACAAGGGGCAGTCTCGATTTTAGCACAGAAAGGATGTCGGCTCATATAGGATCTGATTATTTTGCATTGAGATTTTTGGAGGGGGGAACATCCCCACATACAATTAAACCAAAGCACAAGAAAGTGCTTTCAGACGGAAATACTATATTTGGCAAACTTGTCATGCATCCGGGACACAGAGCAATGCCGTCTCTACGACCTGCGCTGGAATCATGTCGGCAGGACATACAGCAATTTTTCTTTGTTGAAATAGATCGAGCGATTACAAAGGCGGGACAGGCATAATGGCAAAACGCGAATTAATATTAAATGATATTGAATCTTCTCTTGCAGCCATTACGGTTGCGGGGGGCTTCAATAACAATATCGGTACCGTGACCCGCGAAAGCGAAGATATCGAACACTACGAGAAAACCGATTACCCGCTTGCAATAATCTCATGGAGCGATGAGGTCAAAGAGGGGGAAGATGTCGGGTATGACTGTGTCGATGCATTTCTCACGGTAATCATTCGGGGCGGGGTATATGCGACAGCGGCGATTGAGACAGCCCTCAACCTCTTCCTCGACGATATCGAAGTGGCGCTTGCAACCGACCCCGAACGGAGTGGAACTGCAGATCTCACGGCCCCTGTGTCGATTACCGTCTATCAGGGACCCCGAGAGCACACATTGATTTTTGATTTCACATTTTTAGTTAAATATGCATATGCGAGGGCGAATCCATAATGGCAGAGATTAACCTGGCGAAAAGATATGATTTATCTAAGATGCCGATGGCTGGTCTCAAGAATCTCTTGACTTTGGTCAAAAAAGAAAAAGAGCGGCAGGTAATTCGCGGGGCTATCGGTAGGAAGCACCGGGAACATACGAGTCGCCTGGTGGCAGCGAAAAAGAAACGCAATCATAAGAAGTAGGGGGGGTATCATGCCATACGTAAAGCCATTAAAACCGTTTGAATCCAAGTTTTCTCATGCTATCGCACGGCGCGACACGCTCGGGGAACCTATGTGGTTGAATCCGTCGGATTATGAGGAGCTATCGGAACGCGAGGGCGGGCCGTATTTTGTCGATGTCGAGCCCAAAAAAGCAGACATCAGAATTGATCTCGCACAAAAGCGCGATGTATCGATATCACGAAAATATAAAAAAAGTAAGGAGGCAAAATAAATGCCAATAGGAACGGGAGCAATAGGAAAAGCCGGAATCATCATAGAAGATGCGGGGTATGGCGTTGCCGTTGGTGCAGTTGATCAATTCCTTGAGATTCGGGCCGAAGACAGTCTCAAAAATGAGATAGAGAAGATCCCCGGGGATTATCTTATCGGGGCCCCGACCCTGCACAGGTTTTATCATGGTGTACAGAATCCGAAAGGTATCATCCCCACCGTAGTCAATCCCGACAATATCGGGCTCTTGCTATATATGGCGCTGGGAGTAGAAGGAAACGCAACGCAGGTCAATGTTGCTGCTGCCGAGATTACAGAGATTACCTGTGAGGCCGACGTTGCCGGAAGTTTGAGTGGCGAGTATATCCTGTTTGATGCGCCGGCCCTGCCGTTTTATGCTTGGTTCGATGTCGATGACGAGGGGTCAACGGATCCCGCACTCACTGGCAGGACGGGCATAGTTGTCGGAATAGCGGCAAATGATGGGGCGAATGCAGTTGCAACGGCACTAGCAGCGGCAATCAATGCGAATGCTAACTTTGGAGCTGGCGCAGTTGGGGCGGTCGTGACGATAACGAATGCGGCTAATGGAGCGGTGACCGATGCGACAAACGGAGATACAGGATGGGGAGTAGCACCTAACGTTACACAGCAGGGATCGGGAGGGCTTGCTTATACCCATATTTTTACTCCCGCTGATGCGGCGACCGATTTGGGAAGCTTCGTATATCATATTGACCGCCATATTGAGAACTTTAAATATACGGGCTGTATGGTCAACAATTTCTCGCTCAAGGCCACAAAGGGATCGATGGTATTTGCTGATTTTGATATCCTCGCAAAAGCAGAGGATGATGCGGCCGGAGCCTTCCCCGGAGGGGTTACGCCGAGTGTTAGGGTTCCCTATGTATTTCATATGGGATCAATGAGTCTCGGGGGAGCTGTAACCTATGTCAAGAGTTTCGATTTCACGCACAGCTGGAACCTCGACGAAGAGGGCGGATTTGTCCTCGATGGCTCTGACACAAGACACCATTGCTACAAAACCGTTGAAACACTGAAGGGATCGATGGATCTCGAGTGGACGGCGGCTTCAGATGCTATGAGAGATGCGTTTCTTGACAATACCCAGGTGGCGCTGGCGCTGACCTTCACCTCTCACGAACTAATCGAGGCGGGGCAATACTACACATTGACCATCGAAATCCCGAAGATAAATATCCTCGGCGATCCCCCGGTACTCTCAAGCAGGGATCGGACGCCCTTCACGGTAAACTTTGAGGCCACGTATGACGGAACCAATTTCATCAAGATAACGCATAAGGATGCCAAAAACGCAAAGTGGAGTGCATAACATGAAATACAAAGTTGAAGACTTGAGAGAGGCCGACACTAAGGATCTTGACGTTACGAGATTCTTTCCTTCGGCGAAAGAGCCGGTAGTCATTACCATTCGTCGTCTGACTACCAAAAAGCACAACGAAGCGATTGCATTGATGACGCTCGGGGGGGAATTGAAGACACAGATCACCGATGGCGGGATACAGGAAGGCGCCGCGGCTTCGTTCGTAGCGACTAATACCGCATGGTATAGTGCGGCTCGGATGGTTGAGATCCTGGGTGGCGTTATCCTGAATGACAAGTTTCCTTTCGAGACATGGGACGAACCGCTCGTCGACATACTCGATAAGCGCAATCCAGAGTTTATCGCATTCCTGCAGGACGAGATACGGACATTTGACCGCCCTTTAGTGCAGAAGCCGAAGAAAGCCTCCGGTCAATAGCATCATGGTGTGCTCGCAAACTACCCTTGCCCCAGGGCGAGGATAGCTTTCAATATCGGAAATGGCTTCCCTGGATTGAACTTTTCATTATGACGTGTGATTCGCAATATAATCTCCGGTACTTACCGGGTCCCGGTGGATTTTTTGATCAAGACTGGCTACATATGACAATCTTCGGCATGATTCG